AAAAAATGTCGAACTTATCGCACTCAAGTCTTGAGGAAGACTCTAACCCTCACGATCTTCGCTCCGGTTCGGGAGACGATGACAAAGAGAATTCGCTTATGTCTGATACCACCGATGAGGAGGGATCTGACGTGAGTGATTCTGAACAGGATATTGATGAAGACTCTCCGGAGCCGGATTCAAATCCTCCTAACAAATTTGAACAGGATGTTGATAAAGACTCTTCGGAGCCGGATTCAGATCCTCCTAAAAAATTTGTTCGTCGTCGTAAACCGGGAGAGGGATCATCAAATGACTCAGTTGATGATGAGTTTGTTGGGCCAAAGATTCCTAGACCCTTCAACCTTTTCAATCTTTATGCTGATTATGCTGAGGCATGGTCTGAAGGAGCTTCTGATCAGAGATTGAAAATGCACGCTGCCAACATGGATGCGGCCGCGAAAAAACCACCGTACTCGCAGTTTAGGTTTTTGCAAAAAGTTGATGACGTTAAGCCAACAAATTACTTTTTGTGGTTCTTCGCCTGCTTTGCCCGTGCTTGGCATGATACCTGGTATCGTTATTCTCTGCACGTAAAGGATAATTGGCTCGCCTCATTTCTTGGAGTCTACACCTTTTTGATTTATTATCCGTGTGCATTTCTCTCTAATTTATTTTTCGCAAAGTCCAATGTTCTGACTCGTCTGACGTTTCACGTTGTGATTACGGGAATTTTATCTTTCTTTTCTATCCCAGTCGCCGTTGTCTTTGCCCCTTTCTTTGTTTTGTCGGTTGCAGTTAATGTCATTAATTCTAGCAAATCTTTGCATGAAGCGTTTTCACGTCAGATGTTACGACTTCGGAATAAGTGGCTTTTTGGACAGTTTTATCATTTTGTGAAAAATAATCCTTTGAAAATAAGTGTTTTCTTGTCGGCCCTTTGGTTGTTCATGATCTCAATCTTTATTTTCATTCGTCCCGCAATTTATGTGGCCAGATTCCGTCAGTGGAAGAAAGGTGAACTTCAAGTAACTGACAAGGAGAAAAAGGAGTTTGAAAAACTTGACAAGAAGAACTTTGAAGCTAGAGCTATACCTTTTGATCCTAGTTTAGGGTTTTTCCGCGCCATGATTCAGACCTTAAGGTTGTCCGTAAAAGCCGTTTGGGCTTCGCCAAAAGAATACTTTGAGGCTTACTCAAAAGAATCAGTGACGGCGTTAGCTTTAGCTTTGGGGGTCATTGTGTTGTTAAGCACTCATATTGCTAAACGATATAAGTTGTCCGAGACCCTACAGATGTTTAAGGGAATTCCTACTAAGGTCAAACATATACCTAAGTTTATTATCTCCCTTAGTGGGTTGGATTTTTATCGAAAACTTAAGCGAATTTATAACTACGTTCTTCGGAAAAATTCAACTGTCGTCTTGGCAGGCTCAATTAAACTTCGAGGGCGTCGTCATAAGGTCTTGTTTAAACCTCCGGCTGATTTTATTCCTAAAAATTTGGTTGTAAGGATCGAAAATGAATTTGATTACGACATTTCTCCTGGTGAGGAGTTCACTAAGGAGGTTCGTCAGTCAATGAAAAAATCTGCTTGGAGAATTCATTTTATCAACAATGTGACTTATGTTAAGGCAGACCTGCTTACCGCCATCGATACTGTTAGAGTTGAAGCATTTTCTTTCTTGGCTTTGACCGATAAACAGAAAAGAGTTGTTCCCACAGACTTCGTCACTACGGTGTCATATGGTCGAAGCTACATTACTTGGATAGCCGCTTTAGTCGCGATTATTATGATTGGTTTGTTTATTACCATGCTTTATTTACGTTATCGTAAGGCTCGCGCCGCGGTTTTAAGCAATAGGCTTTCCGCGCTTAAGCTATTGCATGATCAAAAGCACCAGTCTAACGAAGAGGGCCGCCGCTTGAAAACGATTACAGCCACGAAGATGAACCCTCAAGCCGCTAGGCGATTTGTCAAGGATCTCTACAGTAAAAATTTGTTTGTTTACGATCCTAATGAGCAAGATTTTGCCTCGTGTTTCCTTTGTGGTGGAACTCATCGGTTCGGTGATTGTGATGATGAGCATATTCAAAATTGGATCAATAGTGTAGATGATGGTCAGTGGAAGGATTATCAGAAAGGTTTGAAACAATGGGAAGAGGACGACAAAGCGAAAGGCCCAAGAATCCGAAAAGGTGGTCATCGCAATGATCACCGTGGCCAAGATACAATTGATGATTCGACCGTATATATTAGTAGATATGGTTCCGTGGTTGTCCCCGCCGGCCAAGATATTCACACGTCAGACATGGTTTATCGCGGTCGTGAAAGTCATGTTGTTGAAGGTAAAGTCGGATCGTCCGTGGTCGCTCTGCAGCCAGTTTTGGCAGATGTCTTAAAAAAGGCCTCTGAACCTGAGGCAAAACAAGACAAAGGGAAGGATAAAATCGTTGAACTTGAAGATCACTCATTTGTTTACGACCTTCCCTCGACTTCACCAATTCTTGTAGAAAAGCCGGTCACGTCGGTAGACGTGCAACCAAAAGCTTTATTTTCAGTGGTTCCTGAGGTTGATCAGTCGGTCACCGAGAAGCCTAGTCAGGTGGATGATCAGAGTGGTTCAGTTGACGGCCGTCTTCCTCGCGGATATTGTCATCGGTTTCTTCGCACTGCTCGTTGTGGTAAGAGTTCATGCCCGTACATTCATCCTCAAAAGCAAATTTGTATCCGTTACTTGAAAGGTACTTGTAAGGGTCCTTGTTCCTTTGTGCATGAAATTCCAAAAGATGTAGTCCAGAATGAACCTGCGCCGAAAAATTCTGAAAACGTTATGAAGTCAGAAACCATCAAAGAACCTTCGGTGAAATGGGTGCCTAAAAACAATTTCGAGTCAAAAGCTATAATACCAAAAATACCAGACGGCAAATTTTCTTTTAAACTTACTGCCCCTAATTTGGAAGGCTCTTGTACTTTGGTTGCCTGTGTTAAAAACAACGTTCGCCAAATTTATGTTGTGACGGCTGCTCATTGTTTGGACTCCTCGCTTCGCGCGGAGGTAGAGCTTCCGGCAACAATCAACAGCGTTTGTACCATGAAGAAAGTTGTTCTTGATTTTGTTCGAGTTCCTAAAGTTGATCTAGCATATTCCCATCTGAACAGTAAGATTTCTAGTACGATCTCTAAACACCATGTTTTGAAAGCTAATAGAGCAGAGGTCAAAGATTACTTTTTGTACACTCAGGATGGAAATCACTACTTGCTTAATCCGAAACAAGTTAGTGGCTATTTACAGTACAGCTCGAACACGACAAAGGCTGGTGATTCTGGGTCTCCTGTCGTTGGATATATTAACAACGTAGCTCATATTTACGGTATCCATGCTAATGGTCTGTCGACAGGTGGCTCTGCAGTGCTCGTCACCGACCGTAATATGCCTTTTTTATTTTAAATCGTGACATAACTCTTCTGCCAATGAGGCTTCCTAGTTTTGAAGATCGTTATTTAAGAATTCAGTTTAGTCAATCAAAACAAATTTCATTTGGTGTCACGATAATAGGCAGAGTTCCGCGTCGGTTAACGCATCAAACCCGTTACCGATTAAATGTCGATTTTATTAACTGGTTGGAAGACTATGATCCACAGATGTTTCAAGACTACCATTTCGACCAGTTAATAGTTTCTAGTGGGTCTCCTGAGGCAGTTTCAAAAGCCGGAACCCACTATTTCCAATACATCCCCGCCGCATTAAATGATCGAGTTCAGTATAAACAGTTTATGAAAACGAACAATCCTCCTACATTTGATGAGTCCTTATTTGAGTTATCATTATCGTATCTTAGTGAATTTGTCAAAGAGCTGATGCCTGTTTGCAGTCGCTTATCTTATCAAGCCTGCTATCATCATTTCGTCCAGACTGGTTCAATTTTGAAAAGTGTCGGCAGTCATATGCTGACTGACTTTTCGTCTAAGGTTGATTTTGTCTTTTCAGATGAGTTTAAAGAATCTCTTCAAGAGTATGAAAAACCTGGCGGTGGGGGATCTTATTGGACTTTGAACAATAAGGATGAATTAAGGGACGCTCAAAAGGTCGTCGAGGAAAAAACTCGAATCTTTAATTGTTCATCTACACCATTGTTGTTTGTCACGGCATCCTTTTTCTTAGATTATCAAAATCGATTGATTGAGAATTATCGTAATCATCAAATCAAAGTTGGTTTTACTGACGTCGGTTCATCTTGGGATTCCGTTGTTGCAGCGGCTTTAAGTAGCCCTAATGCGACGGATGTCTCCGGATGGGATTGGCGGTTTAGCAGTCAAATGATGATTGATGTTTTCTCGGTCTTTCGACCTTATTTCGATGATGTTATTGAGTATGACAACATGGTTCGCGAGCATGTGAGTAAAGTCTGTATTGGTGTTGACGGTAATTTGTTTCACATAACCACGTCTATGCCTACAGGTTCTTTTATCACTTTGTTATTTAATTGCCTTCATCACTTCCGTTTATTTGCCTATGTTTATTTAATGAGAATGAAATCGATTGGCCTAGAACAAGCCTCGTATTTGCATTTCAGAAAATGGAAGTTTAATATAGTTGGTGATGACAACCTTTTCCCTACTTTTATGGGAATTGATGCTTCTTTTTACAAGCAAACGTTGTCATCTATTGCTGATGTTGAGATTGATTCAAGGAATCCACCTGTGTTTTGTGGTGGCCATTCAATGGTATTTGAGGGGATTTATCGTCGTTACAATGATCCATCAAAAATGTTATGTTCAATGGCTTGGACTGTCGAACATCCTGAGCCCGATTTGATCATCATGCAGAAAACTATGTCTTTGGCTCGTGCTATGCATTTCCATGAGCATTCAACTCTTTATCATGCTTATGCTAATCATTTAGTTGACATTCATTCTGAATACTGGAAACTTAATAAAACTTTCAGCCAGATTCATCGTGAGTTGCTACTTGAAGAATCGTCTTCGTAGACATAATGGACCGAACGTGAACGTTGATTCATTTAAACAGGTGGGTCCTTCCTGTTTAATAAGCAAATGCAAAATTCTAATGCACGCCAAAATAAGGCAAAAGCTCAAAAACAAAAGGCTCGAGCTGAAAAAGCTCAGTCTAAAGCTGACAAGAACTTGCAAAAGGTTGAAGGCAGTTCTCGTCAGGATAATAAACGTTCAACCCCCAGATCTAGTGTGAGAGTTCCTCCACTCGAGCGCAATTCGTCTAAATTGGAGCGCCATAATAAGACAAACCCTTACTTGAAAATGCTTGTTGCGCCTCCAATGTCTGACTCCATTCCATTCCCTGATAAGTTCAATGATCGTGTTAATCTCATTCGATTGGTGAAAACAGTTCCGCTAACTAATGCTCAGTTAGGGGCTGGCTCAAATGCACTTTCGAAAGTTCCTGGATCAACTGACCCTTATGGTCTGACTTCTGCCACGAAAGGAAATATAAAATTACAATTTCGCCCTACTTTAAGGCATCCTTTCTTAGTTAATGAAGTTAAGTCTTTTTCTCCTAATCAGGCCTGGACTGCTCAAGTTAATCGTCAGGATGAAAGTTATGGTCTCATTCCTTTGGCCTCTATCAATGAATTTCCGGATTCGGCAGCTTCGTCACTCGTCGTAACTGGCAGTGACGCGGCCATTGTTGCCCCATTCCTTGATAGTGTTGATCTTATCTCTTCTGACCCTTACTTCCTGTCTAATGAGCATTTTCCACGCTACTATGGTTATCCAGTTTATCCCACCACTGGCGTTCAGCCGACTGTGAGTGTCAATGTTAACATTACTGTCCCTGCAGCTGGACAAAACTTGACCTTTTCACTTTTTCATTGGGATTCTGACACTCCCATAGTTAGTGCTGGAGTAAGTGCTGCGTCTCCAGGTGTTTTTGGAGTCGTTCTTCAACTTCCTGTGACTTATGGAACCACGGGGAATACTTTGCCGCCAGGTTTAATGGTAACGGTTCGTACCACTGGTGGAAACTCCCCTGTTTATTTAGATTATATCGCAATGGCTTGTGCGACTACAACGATTCCATTAGGAGGAGTTAATCGTTACGGGTTGACCCCGCTGTGGGATATTTTAACTGTTCCGGCTGTAACTGCTTCTAAGCGTTATCGTACATTGGCTTTATCCATTCTTCTTAAAAATGAATCGTCTGAAATATACAGGAATGGGAATGTTCAAGGTTTGCGGTTAAGGGGAGGTCAATCTCCCACATCATTAGGCTACCTATCGCCTTCTTCACTTGCTAATGACAATAGTGTCTTCACTGGGAAACTTGCTGAGGGCACTTATGGTTTTTGGTATCCTGATGATGAATTCGACATGCGTTTCACTCCCTTTAATGAGGAGTGGTACTCTCAGAGACCATCTCTTTTTGTCTCTGCTGATTACCAGATTGCTACTGGTGCGACATTTTCTTACGTCGTTGAGATGGCAATGCATATTGAATCATTGACTCAAGCCCAAGGTTTCACTTTAGTTCCGTCGCTAGTGAAACCCTCATTAGTTTGGAAAGCGAATTTAACGTTGTCTCGCCTTGTTCAAGGCCGAAGCTTTACCAAAAATGATGTTCATCAACAGTTGATTAAGTGGCTAACTACCCCTGCAACTGTAATGGCCAAGTATCGTGAGCTCATGCTTGGCACAAATGACGACCAGTCTGAACTTCGAGACTGGATTTCAGTTTTAGCTCCCTTTTTGATCTAAGTTAAAATTTTTATTAGATATCTGATTTAAAAGTGTAGATTAAGTGATTGTAGGACAGTCTTGGCGCTACATCCAGCCGTTGGCTTATTACCAGCTGCTAACTCACCTTCCAAGCTCAGATTTCAAAATTGATTTCTACTTAATTAGAACTGAAAAACACA